TTGAGTTTCGGTCTGCTGAGAAGCCAGACAACTTGTACGGAGAGGATGTATGGGCAATCGTGTTGGACGAAGCGTCACGAATGCGCGAGGACGCGTGGATTGCTGCTCGATCGACCGTGACGGCCACGCGCGGGCCGATTCGCGCCATCGCGAACGTGAAAGGGCGTCGCAACTGGTTCTACCGTCTTGCGCGAAAAGCAGAGCTTGGCGAGCGCGACAACATGATCTACGCCAAGATCACAGCGAAAGACGCGGTCGAAGCAGGCGTGCTTGAAGCTGAAGAGATCGAAGATGCACGTGCCGTCATGTCGGAAGCGGCGTGGAGGGAACTCTATTACTGCGAACCGTCAGAAGATGGTGGCAACCCGTTCGGTCTCCAGCACATCCTCGCTTGTTCCGTTGACTCTCTGTCACCGAACCTTACAGTGGTGTGGGGGTGGGACTTAGCACGTCGTCAAGACTACACGGCAGGGATCGGTCTCGATATAAATGGTGGCGTGACCGAGATGCCACGATTCCAGAGATCGTGGGAAGAGACGTTCAATCATATCCGCGCAGCCACAGGCAAGGATAAAGCCCTTGTCGATCAGACGGGTGTTGGTGATCCGATCGTCGAACGTCTAATTAAGGAAGGTGGGACGAACTTCCAAGGGTTCGTCTTCACCGGACCAAGCAGACAGGGACTACTTGAAGGTCTTGCAGTAGCTATCCAGAACAGAGAAGTCAGTTTCCCGAGAGAATCACGGCTCGTCGCAGAGCTTGAGGCATTTGAATTCGTGCATACCCAACGTGGTGTGCGCTACGATGCACCGTACATCGATCACGATGACTGTGTGATGGCGCTGGCACTAGCCGTCCAGCACAAGCGGTCGATGGAGTGGATATTAAGAGCCAGTTTCGAGGTGTATTCCGTGGAGAAGACAAGCTACTGGCGTAAGCATGGAGCCGCCTGATGCCAACGCCTAAATACAATATTGTGGGTGCATCGGGACTTGAATTCCAATCTGGTGTCGTGCGTGAAGAGTTCCTGACGGAACTTACCGGCCCGCGTGGTATGAAAGTCTACCGTGCGATGCGTGACAACGATCCTGTCATTGGCGGTATGCTGTTCTCGATGAAGACGATGGCCCGTCGTGCTGAGTGGTCAGTCGAGCCGGGCGGCGACACTCCAGCAGACGAAGAGAACGCCAAGTACGTGTGGGACTGCCTGAACGATATGGAACAGCCGTGGGGTGATACGGTTGTCGAGATCATGTCGTTCCTAGAATTCGGGTGGTCACTACAGGAAGTCGTATTCAAAATCAGACGCGGCCCCCAAGAGAAGAACCCGAAGTTCAAGTCGGCATTCACGGACGGCAAGATCGGGTGGCGCGGTTTTATGCTGCGGGCACAAGAGAGCCTAGAGAATTGGGTGTTCGATAATGATGGCAATGCAACCGCTATGGTGCAGCGTGCCGCTCCCGATTTCAGGCAGCTTACCGTCGATCTTCAAAAGTCACTCCTGTTCCGCACACAACGCTACAAAGGCAACCCGGAAGGTAGGAGTATCCTTCGAAACGCCTATGTACCGTGGTATCGGAAATCGAATATCGAGCAGATCGAAGGGATAGGGATTGAGCGTGAATTGACGGGACTCGCAAACCTCTATCTGCCACCCGAAGTCATGGCTAGCGATGCCACGCCAGACCAGAAAGCGTTCTACGAATATTGCAAGAAAATCATTCGCAATATCAGGATGGACGAGCAAGCAGGGCTGATCTGGCCGATGATCTTCGATTCGAACAATAACCAGATGGTCAAGTTCGAACTCGTCAATTCTGGTGGTCGTAGAAACTTCGACACGACAGCTATCATCACGCGATACGATCAACGTATCGCTATGTCCGTGCTCGCAGACTTCCTGCTGATCGGTCATGAGAGTGTTGGTAGCTTCGCTCTATCCTCCAGTAAGACGCATATGTTCTCGCTGGCAGGTGGCACGTATCTCGACATCATAGCTGACGAGATCAATAAGAACGCGATCCCTGACCTACTCCTGTTCAACGGAGTTCAACCTGAACGCTATCCACGTCTCGTGCCGGGCGACGTCGAGACGATTTCACTCTTAGAACTTGGCTCTTACGTGGCACGGCTTTCTGGTGCTGGAATGGCACTGTTCCCTGACGAGAATCTTGAGGCATATCTACGTGGTCAGGCAGGTATGCCGCGTGTTCGTGGCGAAGAGGCTGTATCGCTCTTCGAGATGCAGGATGTAGAGAATGAAGCTGAAGGCACTGGAGACAATTCGTCAACTGCCGGTCAGACGATTGACAGACAAGGTCGTGTACGTGGTCCTCGCAACCTGTTATCTGGTGGCGATTCAGTACGTGAATAGGGAGATAAGTAGATGAACCTCGTCGATTGGTTCACCAAGACATTCGGAACGGCTGGTGAAGAAATCTTGGACTACGATGCCATGTCGGATTCGGCGTTACTGGCGCAGGCGACATCGTATGCAGCAATGTTGGACGAGATGAAGCCTGATATTCATGGTATCATCGCTACCATGCAAGCCAGAGGGATCGACCCGGTCGGTTGGGAATGGACAGACTATGGATTAGGTACATCTACAGGGACCGGGGCTGCGGTATCGCAGGATGCGAAGCCCGAGCACAGCGGACAGAGCGGAGCGGAACCGCCGAGCGTGCCGTACGCCACCGGCCCCGAAGACGCACCAGTCGCATTCGTCGGTGCCAGTCTGTCACCAACAGACAAGGCAAGGCGTGAGCACTTGACGGGGCCGGGCGGCGAGACACTGCGCGACCTCTATTTGGATGCGCTCAGTATGGGACGAGGCGACGTAGTGCTCGCCAGTCTGGTCCCTGAATTCCTGACAGATGAACGTGGCAAGCCACGTGAACCAACCGCAGCAGAGATCGAGTCGCATTCAGAAGCGTTCTGGAAGGCAATGGACGAACTGAAGCCGCGCTCGATCGTCGCGCTTGGCAAGACAGCACGTAACGCACTAGGCGATTCCGCTGTCATGTGGCTTCCGCACCCAATCGCCGTTCGAATGAACGGTGATCGAGGTGAAGTAGGCAGGAAGACCCGCCAGCTTCGTGAGAGGTTGAAGAAAACAGTCGAGGCTGCGAAGTCTGCCCCGACCGTACAGCATTTCGAGGCCACGATCCTGAAGTCGGACGATGAGAAGCAGTTGATTACGGGTATCGTGCTGGAACCGTTCACCACGGATTCGCAAGGCGATGTGATGGAGCCGGGAGAGATCGAGAAAGCTGCTCACTTCTATCTGACTCAGAGTCGAGTAGTCGGAGATGAACATTCCGAACTCGCCGCTGACGTACAGGTAGTCGAGAGTTTTACCGCGCCAGATGATTTGACGATCGGCGATCAGCCGGTCAAAAAGGGCACATGGGTTATGACGGTTCATGTTGCCGACCCCGACCGATGGGCACAGGTCAAGCAGGGTGGTTACACGGGATTCAGTGTCGGAGGATTCGGTACGAGAATCCCAATGGAGGATGTAACGTGAAAGCGATCTTAAAGGATCTACTACCAAACGAAGTCAGTCTGGTGGGACGGGCGGCGAATCGCCGAACGTATCTACTGCTCAAGAATGAAGACGGAGGTACACAAGTGAAAAACGAAGTAGTGGAAGCCATCGTCGGCACGGAGGCAGAGAACGAAGAGGAATTTCGTTCGATCCTCGCGAAGTCCGACGTGACAGGCGACAACGCGGATGGTTTGATCGCCGCGTTCCGTCTGTTCAATGCGTATCGAGAGTCCATCAGCCCGGAGGCTGTCGCCGGTCTCGCAGGCGCGATGGGATTGGACACCGAGTCGGGTGACGGAACTGGTGGGGCCGGTGATGGTGATCCCGGAATCGCCAAGGCTGATGGTAAGCCCGATCTGACGAAGGTTCCTGAGAACCTTCGCGGCGAAATCGAGGGCATCTTCAAGTCGATGAACGACATGAAGGATCAGAACGAAGCTCTCAGAGTGCAGGTAGAGAAGTCTCAGCGTGCGGAACGTCGCAGGGAGTTCGTGACCAAAGCCGAGAGCATGAGCAACCTGCCGAGTATCGAAGGGATGGACATGGCCGACGTACTGATGGGGATCTCTGACAAAGCTCCCGACGAGTTCGTCGTGCTAGAGAAACTGCTGACGGGGATGGATGCTCTCGTCGCAAAGTCCGCTCTCTTCACCGCGCAGGGTTCGGGTGGCGCGTACCGGCCCGATTCCGCAGAAGCGGACCTCAACATTCGCGCAGAGTCGCTCATCAAGAGTGATCCGACTCTGACCAAGGCAAAGGCAATGGATCTCGTGTTCAAGACTGACCGTGATCTGGAAGCCCGTTACGTGGAGGAACAGCGAAATGGCTAGGGAAGGAACTCAATTCCTCAAGCCTTACCCTGCCGCAGCCGATCTCTCGGGTTCTCAGTATTTGATCGTAGCGATCGATGCTAGTGAAGAGATCGACGTGGCTGGTGCAGGGCTTGGAGCAGGAATCCTGATCGACGATCCGCCGCTCGGTGAGAACGGCAGTGTGGTGATTCTCGGTCTGACGAAAGTAATCGCCGCTGGCGCTATCAATGCTGGCGTTTTGTTCGCGTCCGACGCAACTGGTAAGGCTGTCGCTGCTGCTGCTGCCGACATCGCGATCGGAATGACACTGAAAGAGGCAGGTGCCGCGAATCAGGTGATCGATTGCGTGGTAGTGCCCTCTTATCGTGGAACCTAAGAGAGAGGATGAGCTAAATGCCTAATCCGACCCCAAGGGCTGTCCACGTTGACGGGTATCTGACTGCGTTTTCGCACGCAGAAGCGCAGGCAATGGATAACTTCATTGCCTCGAAGATTTTCCCGATCGTGGGAGTCGAGAAGAATTCGGACCTGTTCCTCGTTTTCGAGGACGAGTGGTTCCGAAGAGATGAGTTCGAAGAGCGTCCGCTAGGTGGGCGTTCCAAGAGGATCGGTTACAAGACCGGGAACCAGACGTACAACGTCATCGAAGAGTCGCTTGCCCATGCGATCGATGATCGGGTTCGCGCGAATGCCGATGCTCCACTTTCACCCGACCGTGCTGCGACTCGACTGCTCACTGAGCAGGCGATGATCCACATGGATCGGAAGTGGGCGACCGCGTATTTCCGGGCCACGATTTGGGGCACTGACGTAGCTGGTGTCACGACGGGTCCGACTGGCGCACAGATCCTTCGTTGGGACGAGACGGGTGCAAACCCGATGAACGATCTCGACGTATACAAAGATGTTGTCCACCTCGCGACGGCTCGGACTCCGAACCGTCTTGTGATCGGTTCTGCGGTTTACCGCGAACTGAAGCAGAACGCCGAGATCATGGACAGGATCAAGTACACGCAGACCGGCGTCATCAACCTACAGTTGATGGCAGCGTTCTTCGAGGTCGAGCAGGTTGTCGTCGCGAGGGGCATCTGGAACACGAGTGCTGAAGGCATCGCCGCGAGCAATGACTGGATCGTATCTCCAAAGGATATGCTCCTGTGCTACGCTCCGTCTGCGCCGTCGATCGAGGAACCGTCTGCGGGATACCACTTCGCGTGGACGAGCCTCATTCCGGGTTCGACGAACGAGATGGGTGGTGTGGTCGAACGTCGCCGTGACGAGGAAGCGCACAGTGACGTGATCGAGCTTCGTACGGCGCAGGCACCGGAGTTGGTGTCGGCACCGCTCGGAGTGTTCTTCGAGGATGTTGTCTCGTAACCAACAGGAGACTGATTGTGGCTAAGGCAAGGATGTTCGAAGTGCTAGGCCGCGTCAGG